CCGTGCGATTTATTAAGTTCAGCAACAAGATCCATTGCCTGATGAAATTTATTAGCTTGCATATCCTGCAATCTCCTTGGTCAAATCATGGTGAAAGTTTGCAGCTTTAACGCCTGTCTCTACAGCCTTAATCATACGGCTTACAGTATGCGTTGAGATGTTTTCTTTTACAGCCATCTCAATCATAGCCTTAACTATAGCAGCTTGGATCTCTGCTGGTGTTGGATGTTTATGCATTTTGTACCCCTACTTGCATTTTGTGGGTTGTACCTATCAGCATTGTAGTCTATGCACAACCCCATAATTATTTATGGAGTAAAAAAAATGGAAGCTAGTACAATGTACCGACTTGATAAGATCCAGCAGATGCTTGGTGATCGTCAGGTGCAAGCTATAGCAGATGCTACTGGATTATCGCGCTGGACTATATACAATGTGCGAAATGGCGTTGGCAAAATACGTTACGAAACAATAGAGCGTTTGTCAGATTACTTTGAGCGCCAGAAATAATAGAACCGCCAGCTTGGTCATGCTGACGGTTCGTAGGGGTAAACAGTGTTGGAGAACACAATAGAACTCCTGATACACTATAGGCACAAAAAAATAAAGGGGTTACGATGTCAAATCACACTTTCAATCCAGCAATTGCTTGCGCTGTAGGCGTCAACGCGGCTGTTATTTATCAGAACATTTTATTCTGGACAGAGAAGAATGCTGCAAACAACCGCCATCTGCATGAGGGATCTTACTGGACATATAACAGCATAGCGGCGTTTGAAAAACTGTTTCCATATCTCTCTGGCAAGCAAATCAGAACCGCATTGTCTACCCTTGAGAGTGCTGGTCTTATCATCTCAGGAACATTTAATAAGTCGGGTTACGATAGGACAAAATGGTACTGCCCCGTAGGTCAAGTGGATTTGACCCAGAGGGCAAATGGAATGGCCCCAGAGGGCGAACCTATACCAGATAATAAACCAGTTAAAAAACAAAGTAATAATATTAGGGATATTTTATCTACTTGGTTGATGGATGAAGAAGCTGCTGACAGTTTCATCTCATATCGCAAGTCTATCAAGAAACCACTTACTGAAACTGCTGCTAAAAGATTGTCTGAGAAATTACGGTGGATCTTCGTCGGCGGTGGTGAACCATCTGACGCATTGGCTATGTGCGAAGAAAAGGGTTGGCAGAGCATAGAGGTTGATTGGTTCTTTAAATCACTTCATGGTGAGAAATCTGATAGCTACAAAAAAGCTATGACAAATATTGAGCAAGCAAAACGGGAGACAGTATAATGGATTATGGTCAAAGAGTGGAAATGATTAAGCGGCATCTTGCAGCAATGTTAAGCAGCTATGCCATCCCTAGCCATTTGCGCAGCAGCGAAACGGCACAGCAGGATGAAATTGATGTAACGGCTAAAGCTTTAAATCAGCTATTTCCAAACAACACTACGCCAGATCATTTGGCCGGTACGTTTGAACGTGCAGCATTAAAGATTAAAGCGGCTCATACTTCGCGCTCATGGCCTAAAGCATCTGACATAGCAGCAGCTATCAAAAGTTGCTTTGATAAAGCCAGTGGCCGTGACGTTGCCTCTGGGCCTTGGAAGCCAGATACTTACAAGATCAATGCTGATAGAATTAAACGCGGAGAAGCTGTCGGTGATAATTGGGTCAACGGTAAGATGGGCGAAGTGCTGGTGGAGCGCGGCCTTGTAACCGATCAGGATTTGTTGCCATACCGCGAGGCAATAGGTTTTGCAAAACGATTTGAGGCGTGATAGTCTTTTAGTTGGGCGTCATACCCTCTGTCTGCTCAACTTCCCCCCTCTGGCTAGGTTACGCACTGCAACGAGGGGGGTCTTTTCTTTTAGTGGTTCTTAGCATACTATACACAACATATAGACGCACCCTCTAAGGACGGACTTATGCAACCAGAAGTTGAAGCCGACACTAACATAGTGAAAAGTAAACCGCCCGCTGCTGGTAAGGGCAGACCCAAAGGCGCTAAGAATAAAAACAGTAAGCTTTTAAAAGATGCGATCTTAGAGGCTGCTGAATTGGCCGGTGGTAAACGTGGCATGGTTGCCTATCTGGAACTGCAAGCAGAAGCAAACCCAACTGCCTTTATGGCTCTTATGGGAAAGGTTCTGCCATTACAGGTTACGGGATCTGGCGCACAGGGCGAGCATGAGTTTGTCATCAAATGGAAGTCATAGAAATTGACTACACGCCAAGGCTACAAGCGCGAGAGTTTCATAACAGATCAGAGCGTTTTGCAGTATTGGTCGCTCACAGGCGATTTGGTAAGACTGTAGCTGCGGTTAATGATCTTATCAGAGATGCGCTAACCATTGATCTTCCTAACGTCAGGGTGGCTTATATCGCCCCGTATCTCAGCCAATCAAAAGCAGTGGCTTGGGATTACGCGCTAGAGTACACCCAAGACATTCCCCACATAAAAGTAAATCATAGCGAGTTAAGGATAGACTTTCCCAATGGTGCAAGATTTCGGTTATTTGGCGCTGATAATTACAACGCTATGCGTGGTTTGTATTTTGATGCGGTAGTGCTTGATGAAATGGCTGACTTCCCTGCATCAGCATGGCCCACAGTTATCAGGCCAGCTATTGTAGATCGTAAGGGCCGCGCCACAATAATTGGGACGCCTAAAGGCAAAAACGAATTTTGGGAAATGTATGACTATGCGAAGAACCATCCTGAGTGGTGGTGCAGGATGTTCAAAGCGTCTGAGACAGATATTCTTGATGAGGATGAGCTTGAAGAAGCTAAACGCACAATGGGCGAAGATCGCTATGAGCAAGAGTTTGAATGCAGCTTTGAAGCGGCGATCCAAGGGGCATATTACGCGCAAGAAATGAAAACGGCTACCTCTGACGGTAGGGTGACAAATGTGCCGTATGATCCAGCCGTAGGAGTTACAACCGCATGGGATCTTGGCATAGGCGACAGCACAGCCATATTCTTTGCTCAGTATGTGGGGCAGGAGATCCGCATCATAGATTATTATGAAAGCAGCGGGGTTGGCTTAGATCATTATGCAAAGGTTCTCAGTGAGAAAGGATATCACTATTCTGAGCATATCTTACCGCACGATGTGCAAGTTAAAGAGCTAGGCACAGGAAAGAGCCGTGTAGAGACTTTAGACGCGCTGGGCATATCTGACATCACAATAGCTCCAAAGCTTGCTGTAGATGACGGAATACAGGCTGCACGGTCTATGATTGCACGTTGCTGGTTTGACGAGAAAGATTGCGCTAGAGGCATTGAGGCGTTGCGGCAATACCGTAGAGAATTTGACGAGCGTTTAAAGACTTGGCGGGGTAGGCCGCTACATGATTGGACATCTCACGGCGCTGATGCATTCCGATATTTAGCCGTTGGAAAGCAGACCCAGCAGGATTGGGGTGAACCGATCAGAAGGAATTTGCGCGGCATAGCCTAATGTGGTAGTGTGCGGCATATATGCTCTGCGCGGGGTTGCTATGTCATTATACGAAAACATCCATAATAAAAGAAAACGTATTAAAGCTGGATCTGGTGAGCGAATGCGTAAGAAGGGTGCATCTGGCGCTCCTTCAGATAAAGATTTTAAAGATGCGGCTAAGACTGCAAAAGATTTCACGCCTTGCAAGGGATGCCCGACGAGGGGCGCTTGTAAGAAATCAGGCAAATGTCTCTTAAAAACTATGTCAGGATAGAAAATGCGTTGTGGATATAAGAAAAAGGGCCGCAAAGGCGGTAAAAAGAAATGAAAAGACCTAAGAAGCGCCCAGAGGGTTTAAAACCTGTCAGCTTTGGTAGTGATGATAACGGTTCAAAAGCATCGTCAAAATCAAATAGCAGCGGCGGTAAAGGTGGTGGTAAGTCGGTAAACCCGTCTACCTCTAAGGGTCAAAAGGCTATTACTGCCAGCCGCACAAAGAAAAGTGGTTTTGGTTATTATAATGATGCTGGGAAGTATGTTCCTGCATACATAGATGCATTTGACGGTGGTGGGATGAACCAGCAAGGAACGTATTTCGCTGGCGGGCCTTTATCAAATATTCTGAACGTAGCAAAGGTTGCGCCATTAGGTGCTACAGAAGGTTTAGTACCGCGTGAAGAAATTGGCTACCGTGATTTGACCGATATGTTTGACCAAGGTGGGCCACAGGCAAGCGGTGGTGGCTTCAGAGGCGCGGGTGGTTTTAGTGGTCTAGGCAATATAGCTAATATGCTTGCTGGTAATGAAAGCGAGCGCGTTGGGTATTACGATGAGGGTGGCCGGTTTTATGAGCCGCCAGCAGCACCGGCTTCATCTGGTGTTTTAGGTTCTGGTCAAAGCAATGATGTTCCCTTACAAAATTATGAAAGCACGGGCCGTCAAATGCAGACAATGGGCCTTCCAAACTATGAAAGCACGGGTCGCCAAATGCTGCAAATGGTACAAGGCCCAAGGGACTACAGAAGCCAGTATGTTAGCGAAGCTGTATCTGATGCTTACAACAGAGAAATGTCACAAGCGGAAGCTTTAGGAATTTCTCCTGAAGAAGCTGATGCGAGATATTATGCGCAAAAGCACATGGCATATCCACACCTTGAAATGGAGTATCTTACAGACCCCGAAGACGGTTATGCTGGCATCCCTAATATAGAGCGCCTTATGCCGCCTACTAGCGCCCCGCCACAGGCTTCTCAAGGAATACCTGTGCAGCCATATCAGGCAAAGCAAGTTCCCCCTTCATTACAACTTGATCCTATTCCAAAATATGCGGAAACAATGGAAAGAATGCGGCAAGAGCTTGGAGAAGAAAAATTTAATGAAATTTTAATGTCTCCTAATGCTACTCAACTTATAGATTTATATGAGCTTGGCGGGCCATTTAAATTATGACAAAAGCAAAACCTAAAAGCCGAAAGTCTGGCCCAAGCTTATCCGTAGGGCGCGGAGAAAAGCTGTCTGTAAAGCGTGGCGGTGGTTTAACGGCTAAGGGTAGGGCAAAATATAACAAGGCCACAGGGAGCAATCTCAAGGCTCCTGCGCCTAGCCCAAAGACGAAGAAAGAGAAAGCCCGTAAAAAGTCATTCTGCGCCAGATCACAGGGATGGACGGGTGAACGGGGCAAGGCTGCGCGTAAAAGGTGGAAGTGCTAGATGGCCGAAAGCTACAGGGATCTTTACGCACAAATAACAGGTGATACTTTCAATGCTTATCGTCCTAGAGAAGATGGCGTTGAGGGTCATATGTACGGTGAAGCCACACTAAAACGCGCAGTAGAAAGGTTGCAATCAATTCCTGCTGGGCCGCAAGAAACTTATATGATGTCAAAAATGACAGATAAGGGGCCAAAAAAAGGTTTATTTGCTGGTAGTATGTATGACCTTACGCCAGAAGCGGGTGAGGATTATTTCAGAAATCAATTAGACGATTTTAGAGATCCAGATAAAAGCAACCTTACTGTCGGAATGGATACGCTAAAAACCCTTTTGCATTCTGGCGTAAGCCCCGCAACTAAAATGGGGTTTGCTCGCGGTTTGTTTAGATATTTGTCGGAAAGATAAAATGGCAAGTTTTATAGATTTTCTTTTGCAAAATAAAGGCGCTTTACGGCCAGAGTACCGTGACCCGCGTGAAAGTATTGGTAGGCAGACAACGCAACGCGCTTTAGCTGAATTGGATGAGATTGGAGAGATTGGGCAAGGTTCATTTAATCCTTTATACGGTCTGTTGCGAGCCGTAAGCGCGATTGAGCCAGCCTACAGAGCCGCAACAGGTGTTACTACAGGTGCAATTCAATCTGCTGCTGAAGGTTTCCCATTTAATCTCAGCGAAAGTTCAAGCGATAGATTGGGTCGTGATTTATTGGCAATGCAGAATGAAGCGCCATTAGAAATGGTTGCCGCACCTTTTGCGGGATTAATAGATAAAGCTGGTGAGTTTGGTTCTATGGTCAAGAGATCACGGCCATATCTTCTTGGCGATACATTAGAGGGAAACCCTGATGTTATGAATTTGCCAGAAAAGGGCAGACCGGCAGCAGTAGGTATTCCAGATGAAGGCAGATTTTCTTCTAGGCCAATTGCTGAAGTGCAGAGCGCATCTCGCAATTATATGAATGAAGCTGGCATAGATATTCCAGAATATATTGAATACCCAGAATTAGATCAGCAGCGGGCCAAATATATCGCAGCAGCGTATGAGCGCATGAAGCACGATCCAGACAACCCAGATGTAAAAGCAGCATATGAGGCTCTTAAAAACGAAACTATGGCGCAGTATGAAGCGCTAAGAGATACGGGAATAGATTTTAAGTTTTTGCGCGAAGGCCAGACAGATCCATATGCAAAAAGTCCCGCGATGGGTTATCAGGATGTTGTGGAAAACAAGGAATTGACTGTATTTCCTACTGACTTTGGCTACGGATCTGGCGAATTTGATGCATCAGACAACCCGTTATTAGGTTTTGTAGGTCAGGTTGGCGATAAAGAAGATGCTGTTGCTAATGACGCTTTCCGCGTTGTGCATGATATGTTTGGGCATTTAGGCGCAGGAAACCCGCAGTTTAGAGCAAAAGGTGAAGAACGCGCTTGGTTAGAGCATAGCAGGATGTTTAGTCCAGAAGCCCGAAAGGCTATGACAACTGAAACACGCGGTCAAAATAGCTGGTTAAATAGCGGGCCATTTGCAGATCAGAATGCTACCGCTTTAGGCGCTGACACAGTGTTTGCCGATCAGAAAGCCGGTTTGCTGCCAGATTGGGCTGTAGATCCACAGGGTATGCCCAAAGGCATTGAGCGTGATGAGCTAGACGAAATTATTAAGAAGTGGGGCAGATAATGAGAAAAGGTTTACGGCAAGCTTCACAGTTAGCAAAAGGCTTGCTTGATTTGTTTCATTACTCCGACGAAGTGCGGCCAGTTATTGACCCATTGCAACATCTGAGCAATCCCAATATTCGCGGTATGGAGCGTGAGTTGGCATATGGAACGAGGTTATCAAAGTATGGTGAAGTACCAGAGGTAATTTATGACCCTTACCCGCCACAATCTTATTTTGGAACATCAAACTACTCTCCCGAAACTGGTTTAGGTGATGTTGTCCATAAAACAACGGCTGATGAAGAAGCTTTCTATGATGTGTCTGAGGATTTAAAAAGGTTTATGCCTTTAGCGCGTGAAGAAGTTATGGACAGATTAGCGGAGTTTGATAAGAAATTTACACCGTATGAGGTCAACCTGATGGTGCAAGGCAGGGCCATGAGTTTAGCAAAAGAGGCTAAATACTTGGGTCTTAGCAATAGAAAATACAGGCCAGACGTATATACTCAATTTAACGAAGTGATCCCGCAAGAGGTTCAACCGTTAGGGCAAGAAATGATGTCATTGGTGGAATACCTAGAGAGCATAAAAAAATGACAGTATATGAGATAGAAGTTGATGATATGGGGCTGGGCTTAATGCGCAGTGACCCATTTTATAAAAGCATTGATGTAGTGAGTGAAAAGCCTACCGGCACAATGCAGAAGCGTTATTTAGTAAAAGTTGTTGAGCGAGAAGAAAACGCATATTACGCAAAAAGCGTTTAACCTTGGGTTCTCAGCTAAAGTATGATAAAAGTAAGCCAATCTTAGGAGAGTTACATGGCGATCACAACTTACGCAGAGTTACAAACTGCGATTGGCGATTGGCTAAACCGCGCCGATCTTGACCAAAAGATACCTGATTTTATTCGGTTGGCTGAAAGCACGTTGAATGATGTTCTGCGATCTGCTGATATGGTTACGCAATCAACATCTATAGCAATTACGAGTGGCCGCGCTACATTGCCAGCAGACGCTTTAGAGATTGTGTACGCGCAAGTAGCGTCATCTGAGGATGAGCCATTAGAGCAAATTACACCGCAGCAGCTTACAATGCTACGCAGAACGCGCACAAGAAACACCGCAAATCCTAGATTTTACGCAATTGTTGGCCGTGATATAGTGGTCACTCCGACACCGGCATCTGGATCTTTGGATTTGGATTATTATCAAAGATTGCCAGTTTTGTCCGATAGCAACACAACAAACTGGTTGTTGACAGATAGCCCGCATATTTATCTTTACACCAGCTTGCTTCATGCAACGCCATTCTTAATGGATGATGCCCGCTACGCAGTATTTAATAACACTGTAAGCCAACAGGTGATGGCGGCAGTGAGATCGCAGCAAACGCTTGCCTTAGATGATATGAAGATGGCAGGGTTTTCTTTATCAGCGCCCACTGATGTTGCGGCAGCGCAGCAATCGGCTTTGGCATCTGTCGCGGGGTAAGGCTTTTAAATGGCAATTACATCTTATGCCACGTTGCAAGATGCGATCTTAGCTTATGCAAACAAGCAAGATATAGCCCAGTCATTAGATACATTCATTGCCTTGGCAGAAGCAGATATGCAGCGCAAAGTGCGCCACTGGCGTATGGAGCGGCGCAGCACTGCATTGCTTGATACTCAATATACAGCTTTGCCTAGCGATTTCTTAGAGCCAATCAGAACCATGTTGACGGGCGCAGATCCGCTTCATTTAGAAGTGATTGGGATTGGTGAGTTGGCAGAGCGGCGTGAGGCTGCAAAAGATGCGAGCGCAAAACCAAAGTATTATGCTATCGTAGATGGTACGATAGAAGTTTTCCCGAAACCTGATGCAGATTATACTTTTGAGATGGTTTATTATTCAGATATTCCCGCTCTAAGTGACAGCAATACATCAAATTGGGTTCTGGAAAAGCATCAAGACGCATACCTGTTCGGAGCATTGATGCAGACAGCGCCATTTTTGGGTGACGATGGAAGGTTGGCCGTTTGGACTTCATTGTATCAAAGCGCAATAGATGGTATAAATGCTGAGAGCGAAAAGGCAAAGACTGCTGGCGCGGGTCGGCGTATTCAAATTAGGAGTTACTAAACATGGCAAGCTTTACAAAGGTCAATGACTTTGTTGTAAATTTGGCAAACGCTATGGATCTTGACAGCGATACTTTAAAAGTAGCTCTGTCAAACACCGATCCGACATCAGGCACAAATGTTGCCGCTGATGGCAATGGCGTTTTGGCAAATATTACTGAGATTTCATATTCAAATCTTTCATCTCGCACATTGGCAAATGTCACCAGTACACAAGCATCTGGTACATATAAATTGAGCGCAGATGATTTAACTCTGACTGCCAGCGGCGGCACTGTGGCGGCATTCCGCTACATCGTTGTGTACAATGACACGCCAACATCACCGGCAGATCCAGTGATTGGTTATTATGACTATGGGGCAAGTTTGGTGCTTAACGATGGTGACACATTCACTGTTGATATCGGCACAAACGGCATTCTGACACTTACATAAAAGGTAAATCATCATGGCTAAATTGTTTAACAGAGCCAAGATGACAACCGCCACTACTGGAAGCGGAACTGTCACTTTAGGTTCCGCGTCCAATGGTTTTCAGACATTCGCAGCGGCGGGTGTTTCAAATGGTGATGTTGTCCAATACGTTATTGAGGAAGGTGCGAATTTTGAGATTGGCACAGGCACATATAGCAGTAGCGGCACATCACTAACCAGATCCCCAACAGAGAGCAGTAATAGCAATAATGCGATCACACTTGCTGGTCAGGCAACCGTTTCTATTACGGCTGTCGCTGATGATCTAAACAGGCTTCAGCACGGTGGATCTGACAAGGTTACGGTTTCGTCTACGGGCGCAAGTGTTACCGGCAATCTGTCTGTTTCTGGAACCGTAGATGGGCGCGATGTTGCCAACGATGGCAGTAAGCTAGACGGTATAGAGGCCAACGCCAAAAACGATCAGACGATCACAGCCGGTGACGGGCTAACTGGCGGCGGCACTGGTGACGTTACGATTAGTCACTCTGATACGTCCTCACAGGCGTCTGTAAACGGCTCTGGGCGTACTTATATCCAAGATGTGACGCTTGATGCATATGGGCATGTCACGGGTCTGGCAACGGGTACTGAAACGGTCGTTAATACCGATACAAACACAACAGATTGGCGGGTTCAAAACTCAGGCGGCACAGAGCAATTTGCGGTCAGCGCGGCAGAAGGTGTTAGGTTTGCTGGATCGGGGGCAACTAGCGTTGCTTTTGATGCCTCAACTCAAAAAATTACGATTTCGTCAACAGACACCAATACTGATACAGACACGATCCCGAATAATGCCACGATCACTTTAACTGCGGGAGATGCGCTAACTGGTGGCGGTAATTTCACAACCGATCAATCGTCAAATGAAACGATCACCTTTAATCACTCAGATACGTCCAGCCAATCGTCGGTGAACAATAGCAGCGGAACAGTAATTCAAGACGTGACTTTAGATGGATACGGTCATGTGACGGGTTTGGCGTCAGTTAATTTAGATGGGCGCTATTACACTGAGAGCGAAAGTGATACGCGCTTTTTGCGTGGTAATACGTCTGACACCATGACTGGCAATCTCACCGTAGATAATGGAACCTCTACAACCCTTTCAGTAAAATGTAATGATGGCGGTAATGCAATTGTCAAAGCAAATGGTGACAGCCAAGGCACAGGTGCGCTAGAAGTTGGGCAGTCTGATACTTACGGCGGCGGTATCTCATACAATGGCGATGGTTCTCCAGCTTTCGTAAGCGGAGAAAGTTCCGATAACATTACGTTCTATCGCTTAGAGAATGGCACTCGCACAGAGGTATTTCATTACCCTTATAACAGTAACACGGTAAATTTTAATTCTACGCCTACTGCTGGCGGTGTAAGTCTCGCTAAAACTACCGATATTGGAAATGGAACGCTGACGGTGCAAGGCACTGGCGCTCTAGGTGGCTCTGGTACGTTTACAGCCAATCAAAGTGGCAACACCACAATCAGTATTTCGCATGATGACACTTCAAGCCAAGCCTCTGTAAACAATTCTGGCAGGACATACATTCAAGACATCACGTTGGATGAGTATGGTCATATCACGGGCATTAGCAGCGCGACAGAAACCGTCACGAACACCAATACAAATCAATTGACTACTTTTGTCGTTGAAGATGGTGATGGCACAGAGGTGACAATTTCTCACGGCAAAGAGTGGAAATTTGTTGAAGGTGGTGGCATTGACATCAATTGGACAGACACCTCAACAGGCTCTGATGGCGATCCATTTGACCTTACTATTTCGCACCTTGATACATCAAGCCAAGCCTCTGTAAACAACAGCGGCGGCACAGTCATTCAAGACGTTACTCTAGATGGCTATGGTCATGTGACGGGGCTAACATCTTACAATCTTGATGGGCGGTATTACACTGAGACAGAAGCAGACAGTCGTTTTGTAAATGTCACTGGTGATACGATGACGGGGCCGCTTGAAATCTCTACCTCAACAAATGAGCATCTTATTCTGTCTGGTGCAACTGATCCATATATCCGCTTTCAAGAAGGCACTACTGACAAGGCTATGATCCAGTGGAGTGATAGTGGGGTTTTACAATTCCGCAATCAAGAAAATGGTAAATACGCTTTTTGGCCTACTGTTACCGCCGCTGCGGAATTAGTTTTACTGAGAAATGACACCACAACAACCAGTGGCGAAGATTTGGGTTCTGTCAACTTTGGTCACACAGATGGAAGCCCTGATTTTCCAACCCAGACTGTAGCTCAGTTACCCGCTCGCATTCTTGCAGAGGCGTCAGAAACTACTAGTTCTGGCGATGATGGCGCAAGGTTAAGTTTTTACACAAAACCCACAAACGGAAACAAAGATACTAACAGTATTGAGCGAGTTAGAATTGACCAAGATGGAACATCTCGCTTCTATGGTGATATTGAAATCAACAGTGGTGGCGCAAGCGGCAGTGCGTGTTTGCAAATCAATAACTCTAGTTCAAGCACGTTCAACAAGGCTATTGAGGCTTTAAACTCAAACCTCACTTCTGGTGAAAGTGAACAATTTATGATGGGCCGCGCCCTCAGCTCAAAAAATGTTGCTGATTGGCGTTTTCAATATTCATCTAGCGGATCTAATAGTAACTTTATGTCATTTGGCTTTTGGGACGTTGATGACGTTCTGAAAATTACGGCTGGCAGAATTACAACGGTAGATGGAACCTTTAACAACACCTCTGATAAGCGCCTAAAGGAAAACATTAAGCCAATTGAAAATGCGCTTTCTGATATTTGTCAGCTTGAGGGCGTTACCTTTGACTGGAAAGAGAGTGGCGTTCAAGGCCAAGGCTTCATTGCTCAACAGGTTGAGCCGATAATCCCAGAAGTTGTGAATACTGACGCAGATAGTGGCATAAAATCTATTAACTATGTCGGCCTTATTGGTCATCTAGTTGAAGCAATTAAATCTCAGCAAACTCAGATTGATGATCTGAAAGCTGAAATCCAATCCATGAAAAGCTAATAGTGAAAGGACGCGACGATGGCTTTACAGATAAACGGCACAACGGTCGTAAATAACTCAAGGCAATTGCAGAATATTTCTGGTCTTGATGCAACATCTAAAGGTAATTTTCCTTTTATTGGCGATGTAAATTCCGTTACAACTACCTACACGCCAACCAATACGGGTCAGCAAGTTGATAACTTGGAAAGCATATCAACACAGATTAGCTCGCATACCACAATAAGCAAAACAACCTCAACAAGTATGACTAAGGTCGTGCTGAATAGTACTTTGCCAACCTTTAACAACGGCGAAATTCTAAAAATTGCGTCCAACGCGACTACATCAGGCGGTGTAATGCAAAACGGTTATTTAGGCGGGTATTACAGAGTTTGGGTGGAAATAGGCAGCAATCTTGTGTACTCAGTTATACAAAGAGGTTCGTTTTCCAGTCAGAGTACGACTGCTGTAAATGCTATGAACAGTGCAGCAAGTGTAACTCTCACTGTTGATAATACTGCCTCTACCCCAACTAATAGTAGCTCACTTACCACAACTCTAAACCTTCAAAGTGGGGGAAAGCTTTTAATAGAATTTTATAAC